TTTAAAACGTTATTCGTCGTTACCGTTCGTTAGTCAGCCCGAACATTGTCCATCAGCTAAAAGTCTATGGTTATTTTTTCTTTTTCATACAGATCACGAAACTTTCCATAATCTCGCGAAACTGTGTATAAAGCCTCGATCATCGGCTTCAAATTGGTACCTCCTACCTGGTACCTATACGCTACGGCCTCAGCCAACCCTTCAATAGCGTTCGTGTCACCGTAGTTCGACAACAAATCGCGTAAAGACTGGAACTGGTCCTTTATTACCTCCTCGTCAACTGGACCTAAAGCTCCCAGTTTTTCTGTACGCTTCACAGGATCAGACATATAATGTACTCTACCACCCCTTTTTACTATGAAAGCAGAACAAAAGAACCCATAAGGTGACTGAGTCGTTTTTGCAGACAAATTGTATAGGTTGGCCATTTTGTTCACTATATCTCCGTCCCGGATCAAGGACGGCGCCGCTATGACAGAATCGTCACCAACAAACATCGCGTAGTAAAAATCCGCTATATTATACGTATCTACTACTGATATCATGTCAACGATAGTATTACCAAACGCAGTAGTTGCATCACCGGACTTGCGCTGCAACAGCGACACCAAACGGATGCCAGCAACTACGGAAGCCATTTCGGTCGTAATGTGGCCTTCACGCCACAGGTCAGAAAAGTCTGCATCCATGCCCAACTGCTCGTAAACGTACCACTCCAACCTTAGAGCGTACCACTGTTGCGACTTATCATACTTAGAGAAATCATTCTCTATGTAATTAACACCCTCCTCACTCGGCTCCCATCTAGACAAGAACTCCTCTATATCCTGCCTATTCTTCCTCATGTGCACTAGCACATTAGGCTTGAGCAACGCCAAGAACCTTTCTCGCAACTGCATCATTATAGGACTGAAAACCGCATTTATGGCTTTTTCGTGATGCACCACCGTCTGCACGGACTGGTACTCACTCAAAGCGGCCATCTCGGTCTTTGCTTTAGGCTGAGCCTTTACCATGAGAAGGTACTTCTGTATCTCCATAAGGAACGGCTGAAAGTCCCCATCACGCAGTTTCTCCACAGTCGTCGTTGGCAACCGGTCCACCCAAAACGCTATACTAGCCTCCGTTGGTTTTGCCGGCTCTTTCTGATAGTCCACCAGCATTTGTCGAGCGCCAGGAGCACAAAACTGAT